ATACACTTCAAAAGCAGTTTGAGTTTGTGGATTAGTATCAACCAGTTTTGGAATTACAGAGTCCGGCTCATACTCAGGGACATTCTTGCGGGAGTATGCATCCTCCATACCGGGAGGGATCGTAGAGCCTATCTCAGGGTCTCTAGCCACAGCTTGGGCTTCGGGTGAGGCTTTGGTTGAATAGCGAGGAACGGCTCCTGAATTAGCGTCAGCTACGTCCTGAAGGTTCTGCTCAACAGCCTTGTCGATAGCGTTCTGAGAGATTAGCGAAGGAGGGGGTAGACTCTCAGAGAGAGGCGCACGAACTAACTCTTCTACTCTTGGTCTTGCTGTGCTTTCTGGAGTAAATCCGATTCGCGTTGCTGCTTGGGTGTAGGTGTCCCAGAACGGTTTATAAAGCTCACGGTCAAGGGTGTCGAATATACCGGATGATCCGGGGACGCTTCCTTGATCCCTAATTTGCTTAATGTTTCCTGAATAGTCTTCCGATCCAACATAATCGCTCTCCTGATAATATGCTTGAATGTCATATTGTAAACCTGTGTCAAGAGATGTCAACAGCTTAGTGCCAAATTCCTCCAGCATATCTTCTGTGTAAGATTCAGCGACACTAGGATCAAATGTTCTGCCATCCATAAACACTAATGTGTCTGGTCTAACTGCGGTAAAGTTCATACCCTCTGGATCTTTATCAGGGTTAGCTGTAGTTGCTATAGCTTCTAATTCTTCACGAGTAAAAGCAGAACCATCAGGCTTTCTGACAGCTAGGCCAACCTGACTACCCGTTTTGTATGATGGCTTTACAGCAATGGCTGCGTCTTGAAGAAGAGCATCACCCAATACACTAGTGGCAAGTATGGCTTGCGCTTTAGTACCACCAAGAAGTTTAATTTGAAATGAAGGCTCAAGTCCTTCGTAAGTACCAGCAGTAAGCTCTATCTTGTGAGGTATGCCAAGTCTTCTAAGAAAAGGTATCTGTCCATCCCTGTCAGTAATTGCGCTTAGTGCTTGCTCATGGAAATCAAACAGCTCTTCTGTGGTGACAGTGCTAGGAAACCCATACCCTCTAGCGTTCCCCGGATTAGCAGACACAGTGACTGATGGCGCTCTAGCCTCAGCGAGAGCTTCCAGTTCAGGCATATTAATAAAGTTTGTATAGGGATTCTGTTTAACCTTGACAGCATTGCGCGGCCTAACTCCCTTTCTAAGAGCAGGAGTTATTGATTCATTCTTATTAAATACACCCTCAGCAATCTGATCTTCGATGGCGCTAATCTCTTTAGCAGACTTTCTCTTAGCAGATTCCCAAGTACCAGCACCCTCTTTCTTATCCGCCTTCGGACTAAGATTACTCTTAGCATAGAACCAGAGAGCAGCCTGCGCTTGATTAGGGGTAATGTTAAACTCTTCTGCTAGATATGATGTAAGGTACTGGGCGTATCTATACTGCAAGTCACCGGGAATCATAGCTGAATCAACAAGATTGCCAGTGTCTTTATCAAAATTCTTTCTTCTAAATCCAAACACTCTTGCCATATGAACATCTTGTACAGAGAAAGGATTAAACTTATTCCTAGCTCTGTCTTGAATCAATTGCATATAGGTACTAGTCTTTAGACCTGCGTCAGCAAAACCTTCTTTATACATTCTAGTAATTCGTTTTATCTGATCGCCAGTAATTTTAAGCTTCTGTCCTCCCGGCCTCTTTCCTTGCTTAACCTCTTTCATAAACTTAGATGTTTGTTCAACAGGATCAATACGTCTGGCGACAGACATGATATGAAGCGTATCGGCTAGGTTTTGTTCAGCAGAGTTTTGCTGAGAGGTTATGCCAAAGATAACGGAAGCTTCTTCTATGTTTGCTGGCCCAACAATATCTAAAAGACCAGAGCCAAACTGATCATACCATTGTAAGTTTTCAGAACCCTCAAGACCTTCTCTCATATACTGACGTAATTCATCAAGAGAGATCGCTCTTACTTCACTATCCCTCTCATTGTCAGGAACTTTGTTACCTTTCTTTGTAACTTTACTACGCTTGTTAGGAGCGCCCGGAACATCAGCAAGTTGCTTGGACGTAGGGCTACCACCAGTAGCAGAAATGAGAGCATAGAGTCCTCTTTCCACATCACCAATAGGTAAGGTGGGCAGGTCAGATTCGACAGGAGGAACAGTGACTGGAGTACGAGAGAAAGCAAAGTCTTCTTGTCTTGCTCTTATTGACTCACCAGTTGGGCTGACATTAGCGTTCTGCGCCAGAACTAATGGGCCTATTTGTATAACCCTGTCAGCGGCAACGATTGGTTCACCGTTAGCTCTGTCATAGAAATAAGAATGACGCTCAGGATCATAACCAACCTGTGTCCAGTTTGTTGCCTTACCTTCTTTCATGTCCTTGAGTATGGCTCTAGCTTCTTTGAGAAGAGAGGCGGAAGTCTTTTCTGTTTCCGGCCTACCCTCTATAGTTGCGAAGGTATTTTTTGTGGCAGCTCCAGTTGCTACTCCGCTTGCTACTTTTCTTCCAAAGTCAGACTCTCTTCCAGTACCGAAAGAAACATCATTGACTGACATAGCCAGCTCATAGCCTATAGGTGTACCAGCCTGCCCCTGAAATGCCCCTCGTCCTTCTCTAAGACGAGCAGCTCTTGGCTTATGTGCAGTAACAACCCAAGCGCCATCTCTAAGGTACGCTGGAATATCTAAACGCAAAGCTATGTACTCAAGATCTTCGTCTTTAATAGCCTTTCTAGTCTTACCAAACATCGACTTCTTGCTGTCATCAAGAGCATCTACCGCTCTCTTTTTTGTGGTAAGCAGGTTGTCCGGTAATGATTCATAAGAGGTGACAGGCTTGAACTGATTAACAACTGCATTACGTTGCTTCCTAGTTATCAATCCGTCTTTAAGTAAAATTGTTGAGACAGCTATCTCTGGTATCTTTAACGATACATCTCTGTGACTAAGCGCCTCTCTCTGAGAAAGCTCATCTCTTCTTAATGTCTTGAAAGCTTTGTCAAAAGAATCTCTTGGTCTTAGCTTACCCTTTTGCTCTGGAACAGAGGCTCTGAAATCAAGCACAGCTTTCTTAGCCTGCGCCTCCGTGACAGGGGGCTTGCGTCCACGCCTTCTATTTACTTCAGGCAAGACTGCGCTAACCACGTTATCTATTTGATCAGAAATACTGAGTCTGGAGTAAGCTTGATCAGCTTGCTTGGCAACCTCTTGTATCTGACCTACCTCAATAAAATCACCAACCGGACGAGCCTCACCTCTCATTGCCCTGATTTGATCATCAGATAATTGAGACTCCAGAGCCACTATATTTGGATCGGCACTTGCCTTCATCTCTGATCTTATACGTGGTATATCCGCAGCAACCCTATCTCTGGCTGAACCTCTGGGCGTAGTTCTTGTTCGAGGAAGAATGCCTCGGTCTGGAACGATGCCTTGTGCTGCCTCTGTAGCCCTTAGAGTTCTAACTTGATCTCTATCTCTTGCACCGATTGCCCCAGACTCAATGTCTCCAATCAATGAATCAAAACTTGTATACCCTGTACCACGCAAGAAACTTAACATTGACTCAAAGAATGTCTGTATTCTTTTTATAAGCGTTCTTGGTTTGCCAGTAAACTTATTCCTGCCGTCACGAATTAGTTCAGCTACAGCCTCCTCCATTTGATACACAGGACTTAGGTCGCTGTATGTAGACTGAGCAGCCTCAAGATAACTTTGACCAAGAGAGTTTTTCTTCTTCCTTGCCAGTCGCTCTAAGCTAGACCATTCATTTGCTGTCCAGAGATCAAGCATACGCATAGCGTGTACTGACTCATGGTTCAGGAGAGACTTAGCGGTCTCAAACAATTGATCTGGAGTAGCGCCTTCTTCAGATAGTTGTCGCAACCTATCAACACCAAAGAATACTTCGTTCAAGTTCCTTGAATAAAGAGCTTGCTCCTCCTCAGGAAGTCCATCAACAACAAAGTTTCCATCCTGACCAATAGTTGTAGCACCTTGATCTCTGCGAGGATCAAACCTTCTTACCCCTAAAACAAGGTTGCCATTAGAATCTCTAACCACATTGGTTAAAGCATGAAGAACATTAACTCTAACATCGCCAAGATTAAGCCTATCCATTTCTTCGGAAAGTTGTTGCTCAAGCTGTTGAGTAATTTCTTCACTAGCATTTGGCAATCTGCGCTCGATAGGTATTACAGTTTCTTCAATAACTTCTACAGACTCTACACCTTGAGCGTTAAGATCAGAAACAATCTGCTCTATCTTCTTGTCAAAACGAGCATCAGTTTCGCTAATACCAATAGCTTCAGCTAAAGATTCATTAGTGTACTCTGGGTTCTGCTCGATGTGCTGAGAAGCCAAACGAAATTGTTCGCTGGTATATATCTTAGGAACAAACACAGGAAGACTAGTAGCTACCTCAAAGCGTGGTAGAGATCTTAGTTTTAGATAGAACAGCTTCATCTCTGCGCGAGACATCTTGTCTACACCAGACTTACCTGTAAACGATTGAGCTAAAGCTTTTACCTGTGGAGAGTTGAGATCATCAGTTACATTCTTTGCCTCAAGCAATCTCTTAATTTCTTCTCGTCCATATTTCCTGTCTTGAAATACAACTCTATCTACTGCTCTACCTACGTTGGTGTTTAAACCCGCAGCCACAGTTTGTGCTTGCTGTTCTGTTTGTATCCTTGATGTTTTGCCTAGTCCTTTCTTTTCTCTGCGTTCTACTAGCGTCGTAGGTCTTTGTGTGATAATTTCACCAGCAGAGCTAACCACTATAGGCTTGCCCTTCTTATCCTTATCAACTCGGTATGTCTCTGTCTCTATCGTTGCGTCTTCTTTAATATCAGCAAGGTTAGCAACGTCATCGCCCAACTCTTTCTTAGCCTCTTCAAAAGTAAAGACATTAGTTTCTGATTCACCATTACCCAACCTTGTCCAGTTAGCTCTCTGAGAGGCAGTCATAAGACTCATAGAATTTACAGGGGCTTGGCCTTTTGCAACTAGGTTATTAATCCTTCTTGCTGCTTTAGTAGCAGTTTCTTGTTCATTAAAACCTTGATCAATAGTTGTTCCTGCTGCCATGTTTAAAGCGTTAGAGGTAACAGTATTATTCTCCGGGTTTAAGACAGAGTTGCCCCAGAAAGATAGGGTTTGAAAGGTAGGTTGATCATAAGCCTGTGGCGAGGTATCAATAATATCTGATACAGAATTGGTAACAGCTCTATTGATAAGTTGATCATTTAAAGCGCCAGCAAGAACCGCTGCCTGCTCATAATTTTGAAATGACTTACCATATATTCTGCCATCGGAATCAGTTGCAACGAAAGCAGGAACATTTTCTTCTCTCTGTATGGTCTCGCCAGCCTGATTAGTTACTGACCTAGTAACCGTCTCTGTTGTTTCTTGAACACCAAAGCTTGTAGTTAATGGAAAGTTCTGCCCCATATCCCTAGCTATTTTTCTAGCATAGGAGGGCATACCCTGAACGTTGTCTTCTTCAGGCAGTATAATTTGAGGCTCAAGAACTTCTTCACGATTAATATTAGTGACAAGCTCGGCTTGATCTTGTGCAGCTAGAGTATTAGCTTCTCGAAGCTTGTTCTCATATTCTCTTTCTGTTTCACTAGAGACTCTTCTACGCCTGCCAGCAGCAGCGTTAAGAGCTAGATCAGATACAAAACCAACCGCACCACCTACAGTAAAGTCATCATACAAAGACTCGCCAATTGGCAACTCATCATTGTATATATTCTTTTCAATCAAGTCTTGAGACAGACCAGCAACAGCCTCTTGTACGGCCTCAACACCACCCGTGCCAAGAGCAGACTTAATTCGACTACCAATTGTAGTAAGTACGTCATCGTTAACAAGATTTTTATCTAGCTTTCTAAATAATCTTTCGACAGGAGCAAGTTCTGACAGACCAACAATGGAAGCTAAAGCTATAGCTGAGTCTTCTTGTGCTTGACTTACATCAATGCCAGAATCTTTAGCCATCTGAATTCTTTGTGCCTGCTCTCCAGCACCAGTACCTGTAGCTAAACTTGCTACAGTTGCAGCCTCTGCTCCACTTTTAGCACCAACTAACTTAGTTAAACCAGTGGCTGTTTTTCCTCCATAACCAGCCAAACGAAAGGCAGCGCCGGGAGTAAGGAACGTAGCAAACGAACCTAAACCCTCTCCAAACTTGGTAGTCCATAAATCTTGATAGGCTTCGTCAGCGCCTAGCGTAGAATTAATAGCTTCTTTTGCTCGTCTAGCGCCATAGACAAGAGCGTTCTCATCACCAGAATCAATGAGACCTTCAAGACCTATAGCATTAGTGGCGGCATCAGAGAGTTCAGCAAGACCTTCTGCTGCTGTCAGAAAGCCAGAAGCAAACCCTCTAGGCACAGCCTTCGCAGTTTCAAAAAGCCTACCAGTGGTAGTGATATTCTCTTCTTCTGGGCGCTTAGAAATAGATGGATCTCTCGCATAACCACGCGCAGCAAATTGCAGAATGGCTTCATCACTAGCGCCTTCAGGATAGTTTACACTTATCACACCGCCATCGGGTGCGTTAACTAGTCTATTTGGCATCAGTTAAAGCTAAACCCTGAAGTATCAACAAGCTCATCAACCGCAGACTGCTTAGGCGCAGTGACATTAGAACTTGGAAGCCCTAATTGTGCTTCAAGAAGACTTCTATAGCCATCAACAAGTTTGGTTATAGCCTGTGGATCTTTAATTCCTACGACAGAAGCTTCTAAAGTATCTCTCTGCGCCTTCACAAGCTCTTCAATGTAACTTCTTATAGACCTTCTTTCCCTGCCTTTCTCTTCTCTCCTCATCTCAATGATGCGATTAGCGTCATTAACGATATCTGCCTCGTTTTTCACGAGAGTGGCAATGGTAGTTACATCCTCTCTTGCTCCAGCGATCTGATCTAGCAATTGTTGTCTAGATGCTGTGTAGTTCTGGAATTCAACAGTGTTTCTGAGCGCCTCTTGATCAGCACCAAACTTCTGCTCGGCCCTTCGTCCAGCAAGTGCCGCTTCTTCAGCAGATAAACCTAGCTGAACCGCTTCTCTTTCAGCAGCAGACTTAACATCTCTCATTGACTTACGCTCATCAAATAACCTCTTGTCAGCTATTTGTTTAACGTCTTGAGCAGCCTTGCTTCCTTGCTCTATTCCGCCACTAAGATCTCCGCCAGCTACACCAGCACCAAAGCTCATGAGGAAAGCACTAAGAGCATCCTTCTTAGACTTCTCTTGAATCTCATTAATTAAGACTTCTCTGGACTCTATGTCCTCTCCTGCAATATTAGACAATCTATCTATGTAAGACTGCCTATCTATGTCATCAGCGATAAATTCACTCTCTGTAAAACTTGCTTGAGGGATATTAAGGTCATTAAGTTTACCTCTTGATGTTGCAATGTCTTCTCTTCCTGCCTTAGTTAAATTCATAATTTCTGAATTATATGAATTCAATCTATTTATGTCCTCATTCAAAGCATTACTATTTCTACCAGTAGAAGTATCTTTTAAACCAAGGGCTTTTAACAAAGCGGGTGTGTTTACATTTACTGAAGCGGGATTATTTAAAGAATTAGCGTAATCAAGGTTGGCTGTAGCAGTTTCTATTGCGCTTAATTCTGCTGCTGCTCTTGCTGTATTTCTTTCTGGAGCATTCCTCTTCATTTGCCCACCACCTGAAGGTGTAAGCCTGCTTACAGCATCAGAAATTTCTAATGGAGAAATATCAGAACCCGTTTCCATTTTTGCTATTGCTGATAGCACAGAGCGCCTTGCGTCAGGATCATTAAGATCAATTGGAGCATCTTCTGGTATGTTAAGGAAATCAGAAACAAAATTTATGTAACCTTCAGTATTATTTTCTGAGTCAGGCGCATACTTAGATATAATATCCCTAATAGTATTGACATCATAATTACCCAGCAATCTATCAGCAGCTCTTATTCCATAATCAGTACTGCTAAAATCAACGAAACCATCAGTAGCACCAGTTTGCCCTCTCCAATTTTGATTGAAATCTTTTATGTTAAAAGGATTATTACTACCAACACCCGGACCCCCTGAACTTATACCCGGAACAGTTCTTCCGGGGGCCATAGCCACTATCCCAGCCGGAGCTTGAGGTTGTGGCACAGGAGGCCGCATAGGAGGTTGCATAGGAGCAGGCATAGAAGATTGCATGGGTGCAGCCATAGGAGCTTGAGCTTGCATAGGGGCAGCCATAGGCATTGGAGCTTGGGCCTGCATAGGCATTGGATTACCACCCATCATTCCAGCAATGCCCTGACCTGCTTCAGCCATTACCTGTTGGGCAACAGGAACAGTCTGCGTTGGCTCTTGCATAGCCGAATAAGACTTACGCATTTCATTTCTGCGCTGTAATTCTGAGACAATAAGAAACTGCGGCACATCGCCGCTAGGAAACTGGGCTTCTTTCATCAAAGCCTGATCAGGCAAACCCTTTATCTTATCCTCAACCTCAAGGATGTTATACATATTCTATCTCCTAACGAGTTGCCCCATATAAACCAGCAGCAGCAATACCACTACCCAATAATTGCTGTGCCATTGTAGGCTGTTGACCATAGAGAATCTGTGTAGTTCCCGGCTGCATAGGCAGGCCCCTAACCAAATTACTATACAGAGACAATTGCTCAACAGGAAATGCTTGTTGTCTTAAGAAGTCCTGATAACCAACATCATAGCTCTGCTGCAACAATCCTCGTTGCCCTTGACCAGCCCTACCCAATTCAGCAAGCCTCGTAATTTCCATTGCTTGATCTTGAGAAGCAAGGTCAGAAGCCTGTTGAGCAGCTCTCATACGCTGTCCAAGGTCTGTTTGAAGCGCACCATACCCTTGTAAGCCTAATTGTGCAGCAGACTGTCTTGCGCCTCTGTCGGCCTCAAACGCCCTTTGTGCTAACTCAAAAGACCGTTGATCACCTTGAGACTGCAAATCAGATAGTTGTTGGTTTAAATTACGTTCACGCTCAGATTGCATGATGGCTTCTCGGTATCCACCTAGCCCTCCAGCCAAGGCTGCTTGTTGTGTTATGTCAGAACCTTGAGCCTCTGAAGCTAACGTTGCTTCACGTTTAGCTATATCGGTAACCTTTTGCTGATAAGGACTCATGTAAGTATCGTAGGTGCTAAGATCCCCCAGAGTTCCTACCTGCTCAGGTTGCGCTTGAGAAATTGTACCCATTAAAGCAGCAGTGATAGGATCTTTTCTTATTGCTTCAGCATAAGGATCTTTGTAAGCAATATACTCACTGCCTGTTATGGCATTCTGCATTGCTTCTGGAGTTCCTGTATTAGCAAGCTGCCCAATCCCTGCCATAGACTGTTGCTCAAATGGAGAGAACTCAGCAAGTCTTTTATAAGGATAAGGTGTGTATGGCTGTAAAGACTGGAATGTTCCTCGTCCTAACAGCTCATCATAATAAGGAGATAGTTGTTCTGGGATCTCTTGTATCGTTTGTTGTACTGTATTTGTACCGCCGCCGCCGCCACCCATTATATGTCCACCTCTACTAGTGTATTGACAGGCTCAAAGTTATGACGCTTCCAAAGACGTACTATAGAATCTCTTCCAAGACCTTGTATCTTTGTTGCTCCATGAGCTTGTAATAATGTTTTAAATTTTTCAAATTCCGGTTTCTTCGTTATCCATCTACCACCAATAGAAGTGACAAAAGCAACTCGGCTCATTGGATAGTTAGTAAAAGAAACAGTAGCACACCCTTTGATGTGCTGATCTTTATCCGCAGCCACTATCAGTAACCATTCTCCGCTAGTCAAATAGGACTGAACATGATCTGCGTTGTAGTCAGGCTTGAAGCTTTTATTTTCTGTGCCTTTCTTTAGAGCTGTAGTAATGTATTGTTTTACATCAGGCCAGATCTGCTGAATGTAGTTGGACTCAACGTAAGTAATTGTAAGTTCGCTCATGCAGGCATTACTCTGTCATCAATCTTTCCGGGCTGAATAGTTCTACCCGTTTTAGCAACTCTAACATCATCAAGCATCGTATCTAGTTTATCTGCTCCGGCATCACTGCTACCATCGCCAAGCGAGGCAACTACATCAGCAGGAACTATGTACTCACCCGGAGATACAGCTACCCGTTGCTGATTACCTATCATGCCCATGACCTCATCGTCCATGCCGCCGCCTTCTCCTTCAATCATTCCCTCTGTCTGAGCGTCAGGAACTTGAGCTTGAAGCACTTGATCTCTAAGTTGTTGGAAAGCTTCATTTCCGAAAACAGAAATAAAGGTTTCTATAACTTCATCAGCATTTTCAGCATCACCAAGAATAGCATCACTAGTCATTTTTATAAGACTATCTAGCTCATCGCGGTTTACATAGCCGCCATCTTGATACCCAACAACTCCACCACTTGCCATTTCTTCTTTTTCACCACCCACAGATTCTCCCAAACCCTCTAGAAACTCACCTAATCTACCTATAAAAGTGGGGTCTTTTTCTGCTTCAGATCTAAGTAAAGCCCTTTCTTCTTTAGTAATAGCCGGACCCTTTCCTAAAAAAGGAGCCATGTCTTCCCTATAGATCCGATCACTTTCCTGCATATCAGATCCTGTATTCATCATGCCTTGAGATATTTTTTGTCTAATCTTTTGCAAAAGGGTCAGGTCATCTACCTCGCCTCCCTCTTGCATTTTCTTTTCAACAACACCTTTACCGATCAGTATATCTTTTTGAGTAACCTCTCCATCGCCACTGAGGTCAGGGAACTGACTGCCTTTAGCCATACCAACAATACCGCCAGCACTAGCCGCCATACCTAGAGCAGCCGCTGCATTTTGAGCAGTACCAGCAGGCTGTCCAAACATTTCATCTAGCTGTGAATAAGAAATATTTTCATCTTGCGCGTATTCAAAAATTTCTCTAATTTGATTTTCTGGCAGCACATCACCTGTTGATTCATACAAATCTAACCCAATTGATAATGGATTAATATCTTCAATTGGGGTGACAGCGGGAGCAGTGTCAACTTTACTATCTGTAGCTGGAGAGGGGGCTGCAACAATGCCACCAGCAGTGTCTATTTCTCCAAGAATCCTTTGGACATCATCTGAGGGAATCCCAAAGTAATTAGATATTCCTGTAGCACCTATACGCCCAGACTTATACAAGTCATAAACCTTTTGCGCTTCATCTGTGCTGTAATCTGCATCAACAGGAATGTCACTAAAATATCCTTTTGACAAATAGTCTCTTGTCTGATCTAGAGGTCTTCCAAATATGCGAGACATTTCCTCTGGGCTATAGCCTTGTTGATTAGCAACATTAAAGTATTGCTGGTTTAGCGCCTCAATAGCCTGATTATCAAGATTCAAACCGGGATCATAAGCACGATCATAAGTGTTTAAACCGAAAGTATCAGACAAATAATTATTATAAAGATCATATGCTTCAGCTTGAGGCACGCCTAACTGTTCGGCTAAAGAATTAATGTCATACTGACCCGAACGAATAAGACCCATAGCATTGTCTACATCCGCTGGAGTGAGATTAAATTTCCCATCAATGTACTGAGGCAACCCTGTGGTAGGATCTATCCCTTCAACAGGAGTGCCGGGAGCAGGAGCAACAGGTGCAGGAGCTACAGGTGTAGGGGCTATAGGCATTCCGGGGCGCTGATACCCATCACCATATACACCCGGCAAAAGAGCTGCATAGTCTGAATACCTTGGATCGCCAAAGTAAAGATACTCAGGATCAAATCCCGGTCGATAACCGGGAGGAGGCATGTTTGCAGAGTATGAACTACCAGTTAAAATTTCTTGTTGTCTTTTAGCTGCGTCACGACCAAGAACTTGTCCCACGCCAAATCCAGCTCGTCCATAAGGATCAAATTGAGCTATGCCTTCTTCATCTTCTTGTCTCATAATAAATTCCTATCAGCCAAACGCTCTTAGTCCGGGTTTATTAAATACTCCGGCAAAAGGATTATTAGGTTGTGCAAACTGAGCTGCACCAGATAATACACCTCTATCCATGTCTCTTCTTCTTTGTCTCTTAGCTTCCTGATCTCTGCCTATAGCCTGTTGTTTTTCCATAGCATCCATTTGTGCCAAGTTACCAGCACCAATTGCTGTTGGCAAAATAGATTCAGGCTTCATAAAAGCTTCCAATCCAGCCTTTGAACCCTCTTTAGTAAAGAGAGATCCTATTCTGTCTGTCCCAGTTAAATTTTGTCTTCCTGTATCAAGAGCCTGTCTCGCAGCTTCAGATCTACCAGCAGCATTAATAAAATTAGTTTGCTCAGGAGACATAACATCTATACCAAATTGTTGAGCCACAGCAGGATCTGTTGGAACAAGAGCATCTCCCAGTGTAGGAGTAGCTTGAGTGCCCAAAGCCTCTGTAGCAACATCAACAGCGTCAGCTGCTTTAGCAACCTCAGCAGTTTGACTACCTAAATTAGCCGCATCACTTGCTGCACCCAAAGCTTTACCCATACCAAAGCTTGTAATACCAGCCATTATGCCTTTCTCAAGATCACCTTCTACAGCACCAGTTATTAACCCAGAGGTTATTGCTGAAGTCAAAGCAGGCGCTCCAGCAGCGGCTGCACCAAGGCCACCAAGACCAACTGCACTTAAAGCACCGGGAACAAACTGAGCTATAAGAGGGGCCAAGAAAGGTAAGAAAGCTTCCGGCTGACCAGTAACAGGATTAGTTGTTAATCTTCCTGTAGGGGACAAAGAAGCTATGCCTTGAACTTCAGCAGGATTCATGTGAACTAACATCGAATCACCGTACCTACCGTACTTTGCTAACTGATCTGCATTCGCCTGTAACGGCCTCATCATATTGTTCATCAACTTGTCTCCACACCAAACACACTAAAACTAACATCGGTAGAACTTGAGTAAACTTTCATAACATCGCCTTGTCCTAAAGTTATACCTATTACAGCAGTCAATGTGTCATTAGCACTTATCTGCTTATCATAATATAAAAACTGTTTGTTATCTGCCCCAGCATTATTAACATGAATACTAAGTCTAAAAGTCTGAGCAGAACCGCTGCGATTACACGCAACAAAAGAACTTATTGTTGTTACAGTAAGATCAGGAACTGTATACAAGACCTCAGTGGTAGTGGCAGCAGCATCAAGCTGACCGAGGACTTTTATAACATCTGTCATTTTGCGCCCATAAACATGAAATGATATTTCCGTATAGCAAGAGAAGCATCCTTGTCTTCTTTATCAGCTACAACATTTATCGTATCTTGAACTTCTCGGAAAGATCTTTCCACTGTTCTTCTGTTTGTAAGCTCGTTGTTATAGTCATACTGTGGTGGAGCAATAGGAAGTACAACAGATCTTTGTTCAGCCATCACCTTCTCCCATCAGGTCTAATATCAAATCTAAGATCACCAAGAGTCCAACCATACCCAGTCCCGGTACTTTGTATCCTAACGATAGTCTCTCTTGCTCTAGCTCTAATAAAAGTTTGCTCGGTGCTTGATGTAACTGTAGAAGAAGCTAATGTTTGTGCATCTTGTAAAGGAAATTCTTTACCCTTCAATGTAACATCTATAGCCGCCGAACTAGCTGTTCCTTTAAACTCAAAATCAGGAATCATCCGAGACATAAACATAAACTGTTCTCCATCTCCAAGTTCTATTCCTCCAGACTCTATATAAGAGTTCATTGCCTCGCCATCAGCATCAAACCCTCGCTCATGAAAATATAGATAGCTTGCAGTGGTGCTAATATTAGAGGCAGCGATTGGAAAGTTTCTAGTATTTGCTGGAATCCAAGCACCCCTGTCCAGAGTTCCTACAGACCAAGAGTCTTCTTTAAAATTATATGTAACATAGTTGGTGCATTCTGTGTTCCCAGTCCCTATAGGATAGAACCAAGTTATCTCTGAAAAATCCACGCTCGTTGTAGCGAACACTTTAAATATTTCGGCTTGATTTATATTACTAAATACATAATCAAGAACAGAGCAAGTCATTCTTTGAATGGCTCCGTTATAAACATAAAATCCACCACGATCCATAAAGTAAACAACATCACCCGCACTAGTCGCAGCTTTGGGAGAGACCATAGAAAATCCTTCACTAATCAAGGAAAATTGATATGTAAAAGGAGATCCAGAATAACGCATAGAATGAATGCTGTTATCTGTAAAAATTAATATCTCTTGTCTAGTCTTAATTGCCCCAACAATAAATGACCCAGCAGGAATAGTAACTCCTCCCGCAGTATTTGTTGCTGTAGGAGTCCAATTGAAAGGATTCTCTTGATCAGACCATCTAATAAAAAGAGGGTCAATTGAAGCTGACCCTATAGCGTTTGTCCCGAATGCTATAGTATGTCTGTCTGTATCAGATACCATTATCTGAAGAGAAACAATTGGGCAGTCTGACGCATCAGCATTACTTGCTAATGTGGCAGCCCTAGTTGTAAGACCTGCGCTTTCATCCCAATAATAAATGTCTCCACCTCTTGGATTTATTATAAGATCATCGCCAAAGGTATCCTCACTATAAAGTCTTAATTGATTGCCAGAGCTTATAGCAGTAGATCCACCCCAAGCAGAAGAACCCCATGTGCCTGCACCAAATCCAGTAGAAGGAACGTAAGTATCAAGACCTGTGTTTATCTGATATACCCCAACTACCGATGACCCGCCATTCCCTGTATCAGAACCATTCGCTACAACCTCAGATCCTGTTGTACTCTTTGCTTCTATCCTATAAGAGTTACCATCTACGATAGAAGATATTTGATACTCTTGATTAAGAACAGCAGCAGTTATATTACCGCCCAAAGAAACAGCTCCAGAATAAGTAACAAAATCTCCTTGTTGCGCTCCATGAGCAGTGTCTGCAACGGTAAGGGTTGCATCACCATTTGCAGCAGAAAACGTAACATCGCCAGCAGCAGTGGTTGCTCTGATAGGAGTTATGTCATAGTAAGCATCACCGCTGCTAATGTAGTACTTTAAAGTAGTGCCAAGTCCTAGATAGTCTGTAGCAGCAGCAGCTTTCCAATCGTGCAAAGATCTACATATCCCAAGGAAAGTATTAGAAGAATACTTTTGCCACCCACCTATTTGTTCTGGGCGGCCCTTGCGAAATCTTATTTTATCTGAGTCATACCATCCGCTATCGGCAGTATACTCTGTGCCTTCTTTGTTTACGCCGGGAGCAAATTTGTATTTAACTAACATCTAAATTTACCTTTAACCTGTTGGCAAGATGAGCTTTCTTTACTTCTTGCTTACTTTGACCGTAATACGGTACAGCGTGGTGATGAGCCAGAAGACTAGCGCATAGCCATAGTCCATCCACCTGAAAGTCTCCCAGATAGCGGCCATACTTGCCTTTTTCGTGCGTTTTTAAAATTGCTTGCGATCCTATTGGCAAGAATTCTTTAACGAACTCTTTTGCAAGTAGTCCATATTTTTTTTCTTCCAGATCTCTAGTGCGAGATTCTTCGCAATCGATTCCGAAAAGACGGATACGACCAGCACTGCCACGAACCCAACAACCAAAACCCAAATCAACATCGACATCTATAGTATCTCCATCAATTATTTTTACTACAGTACAATTAAATAGATAGGGATCAGACATTAGTATTTATTCGTCCTTATCTGATCTGTTACTTCTATAGCCCTACCTTTTACTTGTGTTGCCCAGCGTGAATTTAAAAATTCTGTAGAAGCTTCAGCATAAGAACCTTTTTGCATATGCTCAATAGCATTTTTAAATGTCCTAAATTTTGTTGCTCCTAAATTAAAGTGCATATTTATAATTGCATCCTTTCTAGCGCCATCATCAAGCTGACCAAACCAATCGTACTCTTGTGTCAACTCCTTGATTGTACGAATAATATCATTTTCTAAAAGATGATCTACCTCTTCATCTGTAAGCCCAATGCCGCCGTTTGCATCTACATTTCGACCAATGCCTAACGTATAAAAACCAGCAGGACATTTGTATATAACATGCCTGTCATTAGTTTTAACAACGCCTTCGTGACGCTTTAACTGTTCAATCAATTCATACATCTTATTTTTTTCCATTCGACCCGCCATAATAGAATGCCGCTGCCGTGCCTAATATCCCGCTTAACTGCCCTAGAACCAACGATATAATTGTCTCATCGTTTTGATCATGAGGCATCATAGTGACCATAAGAACAAATGCGCCATAAAGTAGAAGCGTCAATACAGAAAATAATTTAGGGGTTAAGTCTGTAGAAAAAGCGGCTCTTGCGTCTTTGCGGTCTTCAACCTCAGTCTTAAA